TCAAAGTGATGTATCAAAGAGACCCAAGCAAGGATGCTTACATTAAAGGGCGGATTAATGATGCTCAAGAGAATCTACTGCTTATCAAAGAGCTAGAGCAAGATCTCGATGACGGTAATCAAAGTCATCATCATGATGTCAAGAGGGCAGAGTTAGACCAACTCATCGGATCTTTATATGAGCGCTCAGAGGTTAATACTGCTGAAGGTCTCGTCATTGATAGAGTCCTTACCGAGAATCTGCTCATCGATCCCTCAATCTGTGAATTCTGGGATTACACCGATGCGGACTGGATCTGCCAAGTCATACCGATGAAGCGCTCGCAGGCTGAGGCTATGTACAAGAAGAATCTAGCCAATGCCAAGATCTACCAACCAGGCCAAGGCGAACCCTCGCATAAGAAAGCCAGGCGTTTAGCCTCCATGCATATGGATGCAAGCAAAAGTCCGGTAAGTGATGATCAGCAGATCGCAGTCTTGGAAATCTGGGATAGAGCTACCCAGCGTGTATACACAATGGTAGAGGGAGCAACTGAGTGGCTGCGTGAACCTTATTCCCCGCCAAGAGCTGGTGAGCGCTGGTACCCATTCTTCCTATTACCTTATCAGGTAGTTGACGGTCAGTTTGTTGGGCCAAGCCTAGTTGATCTGACTGAACGACTGCAAGATGAGCACAACGAAGCGAGAGATAGATTTAATCAGCATCGAGACCTTTGCATTCCGGGGTGGGTGGCATCAGCTGATATCAACGAGAAAACAATCAAGAAGCATGCTGATTCACGATTTGGTGAGATCACCATTGTTGACACTGAAGGTAAGCCCCTTAACCAAGTGATTATTCCCAGAGGGCACCCCAAAATAGATCCCATCGTATATGACACCAGTGCAGTACGTTATGACTGGGAACAAGTTACTGGGCTGCAAGATGCTGCGCGCTCAACAGTCGTCAGACCTAAGACAGCTACTGAAGCCAATATCTTACAAAGAGCGTTATCGGGACGCGTATTTGAATTCAAAGACCAGATAGAAGATTGGCTACAAGAAATAGCGCAATACAGTGCTCAGGTTTTATTGCAGGAGTTAACTAGCGAACAGGTAGAGCGTTATATGGGTGCGCCAATTACTAGAACAACCATGATCGATGGCCGACTCACCATCACAAAAGAGAAAACCTATGACTGGCCAACACTTACCAAAGATCGGATCTTTGACATGGTTGATCTCAGAATTAGAGCGGGCACTACTGGTGCACCGGATGGCATAGAAGAAAAAGAAGGTTGGTCAAAAGTCCTGCCCATGATTACAAATCTATCAATACAAATTCAAAACCTACAAGCAAGAGGAATGGATTACGAACATATCCGTAATCTCCTACGGGAAACGGTCTTGCGATATGACGATCGTATCGATTCAAATCTATTTATACCGAATGTAGAAAAGCAAGCGGAGGGATATGTCGACCCCAACCTTGGAGTCAATCTATTTTCTGAGAGGCGACAAAGAGTCAATAACGAAATAAGTGGCGAACGTAATTCATTTCAAGAGGAGACTAGTAATGACGCAGGTAGCAAATGAAGTAACGAGTTTTAAATCAGAGGTTCTCAGCAATGGAGGATCCATTCAAAGAGCACAAAATAGGGAAGAGCTAAAAGAGCGTGAGCGCTTGAGAAAAGAGGCTGAAGACAAACATGCAGCTGAGGCACATGCAAGGCGAATAAAGGCAAGAGAAGAGCGTGATCTGAAGTTAGCCGAAAGAGCGGCAGCTCAGAAGGCATCCGATGAAGAAAAGGCAAAAAAAGCTCAAGAGCAAGCAGTTGCCAAATTAGCTAAAGAGCAGGAAGCTGAAAAGCAAAAGGCACAAAAGGCAAGGGTACAAAAAGCGGAGCCTAAAAGTCAGGCTACCAGTTTGCTTGATGACCTCAGCAAGGTATCCAAACCTAGCACATCTCTTGCTCAAATATCTGAGGATATTGAAGAGGGAGAAGAGTTAGAGGATTCAGAGATTGAGCCAATCTTTGCTCCAGTCAAGGGTGAGGTACAGGTACCTGCCATGATGACCGCTCCTGAAGACGAACTAGAGCCTCAAGCTTATGACCTGGGAGAGTTATTGCCCGCACCAGCTGCAATCACTGTAGATGTACTCCCACAGCCAGCCATTCAGACTGAAAGCGCAGAAGAATTGATCAATCGGGTATTGAACCCTGGGCCTGCGGATTCGAGCCCCGAGAACAATAACAAGCCTAATGAAGAAGCCTCTGGCGACATCAAGTCAAAGCGTGGGTGTGAACGGATTCAAAAGATCATCAATGAAAAGCGAGATCTAGAAAAGCAGGTTGAGGATTTGCAAGTTACTGTGGTGAGCTTACAAGATGCTCTTCGTAAATATGAAATCGAAAGTCAATTTGTTGATAACGCAATGGCAGCATCTGCCAAGCAGAAGAAACCTACCGAGCTAGTATCAGAGGCCAAGCACCAGATCATCAAATACTTAAACTCTCGCGAAGATGAGGTTGATCATTCGGCTAAGGCTCAATGCTTTTACAAGTATCTGACTGATCCTTTTTATATGCAGGTGTTTGTGCAAACCAATAAACCAGAGCAATGGCAATCTACGATTGAATCCATCTACGACTCAATAGGGACTCCAGAGCCTAGCTTCGCCAACGCAAAGATCACGCCACTGCAGACGCTTCAGCCCATACGGGCGCGAACCTCCACCTTGGGTGCGCCACTGGCTAGCTCCGAAAACCCAATGGATCGAATTGCTCAACATCTAGGCAATATGGGAATATAGATAAGTCTGAATTACATGCCACTCAAAATCAGTGGCATGTAGACAGAAATGTTTTTAGGCACCATAAGCACCTCATTTTGTCTACAAAACAGCAGATATAGCCCTTTTTCGTCTACAACTTAGCTTATATCGTGAGGATCAAGCAATTGATACTGTGAAGGGTTATCTGTAAATGCGTTGCAAACCTTCATTTTTTCCCAAAGATTCGGGAAGTTCGAATAATCAAATCCAGCGGTCCAACGCCATGCACGAGTCATGGATCGAATGAAAGGATTGGGATCATTGTTTTGAGACAGCGCTTTTAATGGCAGCAAATAATCCTCACGATAAGCCGTGGGAATAATAATGCGAGAGGCGGAGTGTTGAGTTAAGTAGGCATTCATTGTTAGGCGCGCGGTTCGGCCATTGCCATCCATGAACGGGTGCACTTCAGTAACTACAAACATAGCCATCAATGCGCGCGCAAATGGGTCTTCTAGTAAAGCGATGCGTTTGAATCCTTCCCGCAAAGTGCCTTTAACAAGCTCGGGGTGAACAAAAATGGTATTTCCTGCTTGGTTACTTTGCTCTTTCCATTCGCCTGGATTTTTATCTGGGCGACTAGAGAGTATTTGGAGGTTACATTGCAAAAGCCACGCTAAGAAATCATCTTCATCTTTTGGGGGCTTAGAGCGAAAGGGCTGCTCCATGATTGCTTTAAAGGTACCTAGTACATCATGTGAATCTTCATTTCGCTTTGGAATGATTTTCCCATCGAAAATAATCTCGGAGGCCTCTTCGACGGTGAATGTAGTGCCTTCAATGTAGTTCGAAAAGTACGATTCAAAGAATGCAAAATTAAATGCACTTTTGCCAGTCTTCGCCGGATCTTGAATGATTGAAAAAGGTTTTCTTAGAGCAGAAAATAAAGTTTCGAAGATCTCAATACGATCAGGATCATAAGGCTTACCAGCTGCGCGCGCTAATGCATCAGCTGCCCTTAAAGAGCGAGCCTTACCAGTTTGCATTAAGGCGGAAACAATCGTGTTCAGTGTTTTAAATTGAACCTCTAGACCCAATTGAGGGGCAATTGCTTTGGCGTCATCACGAAGTGCATTGAGCTTATGTTCGCCACGAATGGTGCATAACTTACTTAGATAAGACTCAACCCAAGGGCGACCCATAGTGCGAAGATCTGAGCCTTTGCGGCTATAGAGATTCTCTAACAGCCGCCTAGCCTCCGAGGATATAAAGAGTTTTCCATAAGGGGTATCGTTAAGCGAATCCTTGTGCGATTGAACTGCAGGAGGACCTGGCAAGATATTTAGAGTCAGCCCCGGAAATTCTATTTGACGTGCTCTATTGCCAGATACTAAAAATACATTGCCGCTATCATCTGGTTTGCAAAGATGAGCAGAACGGTAAGCTATTACAGAGCCTGGATAAAGATATTCGGTAATTTGCCGCCAATTGGGCCGAATGATTTGTTCGAGCGGGCTGGTGATGTCGCTGGTGTAAATGCCGCGATAAATTTGACGCAAACGCCCAGACCTAGCCAAGCGGGAAATTCTCTGGGCGTTGGTTTTGTCTTCTCTTGAACTAAAAAGCAAGAGGGGTAGCTGGTCAACAGAAGTGCTCATAGGGCCTCAATTTATCCATTATTGTCAACAACTATGCATATATTATAGTTTAATGTCAACAAAAGTGCTTATAGAATCAAAATAACCCTAATTTGGGCTCTTTAGATAAGGCTATTTCACAGCCTTTGCATCGGTTACCAGTTGATATATCCGATTGTGCCTGCGAAGGATTTCAAAGAAAAGCCTCAAGGTATTGAGAGCATCAACATCCGCTCTATGTGGGCTGCCTTCAAATTGAAGCTTAAAAGAACCAAGGCCTGAGGATAGGCCGCCACTTGGTTTTTTGCCCATGGCAAGCATGTGCAGGCTATACCAAGTTTTGACATCGATCCAGCGACGACCAAAATGGGGAAAGCTAATACCTCGATCTTTAAATTCAGCTTTCAGTTCAAGTGAATCGCCACCGCCCCAGGTAATGGGATTAACAAAGCAATTGCGCTTAGTAATAATTTCACCAATTTCTTTGGCTGCTTGTTCATGTGGAACTGCATAGTCAGAAATATCCTGATTGCAAATGCCCGTTAATTGGGTGATGAACTCAAAAATAGGCTCTTTAGGATCTAAGAACCATTTATACGTAGATAGGGTTTGATTGACATAGTCATGATAGCTTCCTACCGCTAACCCTATTTGAATGATCTTTGGATTTACTGTGGAATTATCTTGGGCATTATTAAGCTCTAAATCAAGCGCGAAATAACACTGCTCTTTATCCATGAGACCTCTTCATTATTCGTTTAGATGAATAAGCAATGTAGAGGTCGAACCTCAAAGAGTCAACAAAATAAATCACCATATTCCTATCAATGAATTGCTGCGAAGGTGATTCCGTCAAGGGCACCCCAAAGGGGTGGCTTGCGCACCCTTGACGGCCACGACCAAAGAAACGCTCTTTTATGCCCAAGGTGGCGCAATGACACATTGGGCATAAAGACCCATAGCGAGCTAAGGAGCTAAGTAAATAAAAACCCCAGAAATATTCAAACTCCTTGCCAAGCACCCCAATAATCAATTCATGTGGTGAGAGCTAAACACTCTAACTACTGCTTCACACCAACGCGTTAAAGCTAGAGTCGCGCCTAGCAGCGTAGCAATGGATGGGTTCACGCTCCATCACCAGGTATTGAAGCCACCAATTTCATAAATAACTATTCATGGAGGTGGCGTATGCCAATTTCAAATACAGACTTGCAAGAGTTAGCTAAGGTTTCCTTAGATGAGTACTTGCGTAATCTACCAGTCGATCAAATCGCGGTAGAGAGACCTTTCCTTAAAAAACTCATGGAAGGACGCAAGAGCCTATTAGGTGCAAAACAGAACGTAGTCGAGAACATCCGTAAGGAACACGGCAGTAACTTTAGCTGGGCCTTTGGGGAGGAGACGGTCAAATTCAATAAACGAAATACGACTGAGCAAGCTTCATTCCCATGGCGTAGAGCAGTTGATGGTCTTTATATCGACTATGACCGACTCTTTAGTAATGGCATCAAAGTACGTGAGGGTGGGGCGCGAGGATTCCAGTTGGAATACAACGAGCGCGTACAACTGATCAATCTCTTGGATGAGCAGTTGGAAGTCTTGAGGGAAGGCTTTCTCAATAAGCTAGACCTAGAGTTGCATCGCGACGGCTCGCACGGCGCCGATGCAGTAGTCGGCCTAGATAGTCTAGTTAGCCTGGCGCCAGATGCCGGTACGGTGGGCGGTATCGATCGAGCCA